ATAATTTCCAAGTAACGGGTAATGCAATAGTTGACGGGAACCTAACAGTTCACGGTACTACAACAACAGTTAACTCTACTGTAGTTACTTTAGATGATCCTATCATTACTTTGGGTGGTGACACTGCTCCTGCTAATGATGACGGTAAAGACCGTGGTGTTGAGTTTAGATACTACAGTGGTTCAGCTAAACTTGGATGGTTTGGTTGGGATAATAATATAGGACGTTTTGCACTCTTTAATGATGCAACAAACTCTAGTGAAGTATTCTCAGGAACTAGATCAGGTATTGATGCAGGTAGTATAAAACTATTTGACACAACAAACGCTACTACCTCCTCTACAGGTACATTAATAGTTGGTGGTGGTGCAGGTATTGGTTTAGATTTATATGTTGGAGATGATCTTAACGTTGCTGACGATGCTTCTATTGGTGGAAACTTAGAGGTTACAGGAACATTTGATGTAACTAATGACTTAGCAGTTAACACTTCTAAGATGACAGTTGCTTCTGCAACTGGTAACACAGTTATCCAAGGTTCACTACAAGTAGATCAGGGTGTAACTCTTGGTGATGCTGCAGGTGATAACCACACTGTTACTGGTACTATAACCTTTAACCAAGCAATTACATCAACAGATATCACTGCTGATAATATTCAGATCGGTGTATCGGGTGCTACTGAGATTGATACTACTTCAGGTAATCTAGTTTTAGATTCTGCAGGTGGAACAGTTAATGTAACTGATGATTTAGACGTAGACTTAAACCTTAATGTAGATGGAAATACTAAAATCGATGGCACTCTTACTGTTGATGGGAATACTACTATTGGTAATGCCTCAGGGGACAGCCATTCAGTCACTGGAACAGTCCAGTTTAACCAAGCAATTACCTCAACAGACATCACCGCAGATGCGATCAAGATCGGGGTGGATGCATCTAACGAGATCAGCACCACAACTGGTAACCTTATCCTCGACTCAGATGGTGGAAAGGTACACATTACAGACAACGCTGAGGTAGATGGAACTTTACAGGTAGATGGCAATGCTACTATCGGTGACAACTCTGGTGATGCTCATTCCTTTACAGGTACAGTCCTCTTTAACCAAGCAATCACTTCTACAGATATCACTGCTGATAACATTCAGATTGGTGTTAGTGGATCTAGTGAAGTTGATACAGCATCTGGTGCATTAACATTAGACTCTGCTACTGGTGAGACTATCATTGATGACAACTTAACTATCAATGGAACATTAGATGTAGATGCGTTAACAACAATAACTGACGCTCTAACAGTTAAAGCAGATAACAAACTAGTATCATTCCAGACTGGTTCAGGTGCTACTGTGTTCAGTGTGGATACTGACAACGGTAACACAGATATACAGGGTACTCTTAATGTAGAGGGTGCGACAACTATTGACGATACATTTAATGTCACTCAGGCAACTGATCTAGACAGTACTCTAAATGTTGATGGTGTTGCTACTTTCCAAAACAATGTAGTATTAAACGCTGATAATAAAGAATTTGCAATACAGTTAGATGATGGCACTGACAAGTTTACAGTCCAATCAGCAACTGGTAATACAGATATACAAGGAACTCTTGATGTAAATGGAGCAACAAATGTTACCAACACATTAGGAGTCACAGGACTTACATCTCTTACAAATAACACTAACCCAACATCTCTATCTGGCAATGCTGCTTTGATGATTACTGCAGGTGGTGCAACTGTTGATGAAGATGTGTACATTGGTTCTGATCTATTCTTAGGTCCTAACGCAGGTACAACAATCACCTTAAATGGTGCAACTGGTAATGCAGACTTCGGTGGAACATTAGACGTAGCTGGACAGACAACATTATCAACTATCGATGCTACCAGTTTGACAACATCTTCTGGTTTGACAGTCGGTGGTTCGATAGCAGTTAACTCCACTAAGTTTACAGTGGCAGGTGCTACTGGTAACACTGCTGTTGATGGAACATTAGATGTCAATAACGCAACAACAATAACAGATACACTGAACGTCACTAATAACGTTGACTTTGATGCTGCGTTAAATGTAGATGGAACTACAACATTAAATGATGCTCTTACACAGAACAGTACATCACTCTTTAAAGATAACGTTGTACTAAGAGGATCTACTAAGACATTAAAACTTCAGAACGGATCTGGAACTGATAAGATCACTCTTAACTCCACTTCGGGTGCTGCAACAATCACAGGATTAACAACAACTAACTCCCTTGATGTCACAACCAACACCACGATGGGTGGAACTCTTGGAGTTACAGGTCAGATCACTGGTAATGTAACAGGTGCTTTGACAGGTAATGCTGATACTGCATCGTTAGTTGACGTTACTGATACTACATCATCTAACCTTACATACTATCCAACTTTCGTTTCTACTAACACAGGAAACACAGAAGTTAGAACTGACTCTAGTAACCTTACATACAACCCTTCTACTAACAGACTAACTGTTACAAACTTCAGATCAACAACTGACTTTGAGGTTCAGGGTAACTTGACTATTACTGGTAACATTGCATATAACCAGTCAGAGGTTGGTAGTATTGCGAACCATGATACTGATGCACTTACTGAAGGATCAACTAATCTATACTTCACTAACGAAAGAGTTGATGATAGAGTTGATGCTCTAATCACAGGTGGTACAGGTATTACTGCGACTTACGATGACGCAGGTAACATCTTAACCTTGAGCACTACTCAAGCAGATATTAATACAGACAACGTTACTGAAGGAACAACTAATCTATTCACTACTGCTGCTAGAACTAGAACACACTTCACATATGGTAATGGTATTGCACTAGCAGGTTCTGGTGAACTAACTGTAACTCAGTCACAAATTAGCACAGACAATGTAACTGAAGGATCAACAAACCTCTTTACTACTGCTGCTAGAACTCGTGGACATATTAGTGTAACTGGAGACTTAGCATACAATGCTTCTACTGGTGTCATCTCTTACACAATCCCAACAACGATTGCTTCTATATCTAATCATGATACTGGTGATCTAACAGAAGGAACAAATCTATACTACACAGATGAGAGAGTAGATGACAGAGTTAATGCTCTTATAACTGCAGGTACAGGACTAACTAAGACTTACGATGATGCTTCTAACACATACACACTAGCATTCTCATTCTCTGAGTTTGATACAGACAGTGTTGTAGAAGGATCAACTAATCTCTTTACTACTGCTGCCAGAACAAGAACACACTTTACATATGGCACAGGTATCACTCACTCTGGTGGTACTCTATCTGTCACACAGGCAGACATTGACACAGACAATATAACTGAAGGTTCATCTAACCTCTTTACAACTGCTGCTAGAACTAGAACTCACTTCACATACGGAACTGGTATTACACACAGTAGTGGAACTCTTTCTGTTACTCAATCTGATATTGATACAGACAATGTAACTGAAGGATCTACAAATCTATTCACAACTGCTGCTCGCACTAGAGGACACATCTCTGTTGGTGGAGACCTAGCATACAATAGTGGCACAGGTGTTATCTCCTTTACTCAGAGAACTGATGCTCAGGTTAATACTCTTGCAGATGCAAGAATTACTGCTGCTGATACCGATGATCTATCTGAAGGATCAACCAACCTTTACTACACCAACGCTCGTGCTGATGCTCGTGTCGTTGCAGGTATCACTGGAAAACTTGATGCTTCTGCAATCAGCACATTTGGTCTAACACTAGTTGATGACGCTGATGCTGCTGCTGTCATAGCCACTCTTGGACTTGGCACTGCTGCTACCACTGCTGCAACTGCCTATGCTACTGCTGCACAGGGTACACTTGCTGCATCAGCTACACAACCAGGCGACTTAGCAACTGTGGCAACCAGTGGAGAATATGTTGATCTGATTGGTGCTCCTACATTATTCTCTGGTGCATATAATGACCTAACTGGCAAACCTACATTATTCTCTGGTGCATATAATGATCTAACAGGCAAACCAACACTAGGCACTGCTGCTGCAACTGCTGCAACCGCTTATGCTACTGCTGCACAAGGTGCAACTGCTGACTCTGCATTACAGGCAGAGACAATTACATTAACTACCCTCAAGTCTACAGTCGCTGCGTCCGCAGACTTTGCTGACTTCCAGACTAGAATCGCTGCTCTATAAGTTAAATGGCACAACCAAACTCAAAAGCTACTCTTAAAGAATACTGTTTACGTAGATTAGGTAAACCAGTATTAGAGATCAACGTATCTGATGATCAAGTCGATGATGCTATAGATTATGGAATACAAAAATTCCAACAGTATCATTACGATGGTGCTGAGAGAGTTTATCTTAAGCATTTATTTACAGCAGATGAGATCGCTGCAGGTAAACAAGCAGCCAATACTACAGGTGTAGATGGTACTACAGTATGGGGTGAGCAAACAAACTATCTTTCTATACCAGAACACATACTAGCGGTAGAAGGTCTCTTTGCATTTACTGACAAAGGAACTAGAAATATGTTTGATATTCGTTATCAGATCAGACTAAATGATCTATACGATTTTACATCAACACAGTTCTATCATTACTTTATGATTCAGTCACACTTAGAAAGTATTGACTGGTTATTAGAAGGTATGAAACCAGTAAGATATTCACAGGTACAGAATAGATTACATATAGATTTTGACTGGACAGAAGATTCCCTAGCAGATCAGTATATTGTTATCAAAGCATGGAGAGCATTAGATCCAACTACATGGACAGAGATATACAATCAGATGTGGTTAAAGGATTATTGTTCTGCAAAAATTAAGAAGCAGTGGGGACAGAATATGACTAAGTTCCAGAACGTTCAGATGCCAGGCGGTGTAACTCTTAACGGTGAAATGATATACAATGACGCAGTAGAAGAGTTAAAGATTCTCGATGAGCAGTTACGCAATACTTGGGAAACTCCACCCCTAGACATGATAGGATGATATGGCACTTAACACGTATTTTTCACAAGGCACTACAGGTGAACAAGGTCTAACACAAGATCTAGTTGACGAACAGATTAAGATGTTTGGAAAGAATGTGTTTTACATTCCTAGAACATTAGTAAAAGAGGATGGAGTATTTGGTGAAGATACACTATCCAAGTTTGAGGGTGCATTCGAAGTAGAAGTTTATATCGAAGACTCAGGTGGATTTCGTGGTGATGGAGATATCTTTAGTAAGTTTGGTGTACAAATATCTGATCAGGTTACTCTGGTTATGTCACGAAGAAGATTTACTGCTGCTGTAGATGATAACGCACAGTTAATTGTAGAAGGTAGACCTAACGAAGGTGATCTAATTCATATACCATTAGCAAACAAAACATTCGAAATACAATTCGTAGAGCATGAACAACCTTTCTATCAGTTAGGTAGTTTATATGTTTGGGGATTACGCTGTGAGTTGTTCCAGTACAGCGACGAGGATATCGATACTGGTGTTGCTGCAGTAGATGCTATAGAAGCAAACTTTGCAAATGCAATAGCAGTAAACCTAGTTGCAGGTGGTACAGGTACATTCTCAGTGGGAGAGATTATCACTGGTGGTACATCTAATGTATCTGCTGAAGTTAAGTCCTTTGATGCAGCAACACAACAGATACAGGTATACAATCGTACAGGCATCTTTACGGTGCCTGAGACCCTCACAGGGCAGACTTCAGGGGCAGCTTGGACAACTGCTACATATAATACAATAAATAATGTTAATAGTGAGTTTGATATCAATGCAACAGTTGAGACTCAAGCAGATTCTATTGTTGATTTCACACAAGGAAATCCCTTTGGTGAATTTGGAAATAAAGGGAGTAGCATCTAATGCTTGGTACATACAGTTATCATGAGATAATAAAGAAGACAGTTGTCGGTTTCGGTACACTGTTTAATAACATAGAACTTAGACGTACATCTGGTTCTAAAACTGAGGTGATGAAAGTTCCCCTAGCATATGGTCCTAAGCAAAAGTTTCTTGCTAGACTACAACAGTTAGGAGATCTAAGTACTAAGAATCAGGTACAGATCACTCTACCTCGTATATCATTTGAGATTACAGGTATTCAGTATGATGCAACAAGGAAGGTTGCACCAACTCAGTACATAAGACACACTACTGGGTCTACTACTAACAAAGGTTTTATGCCTATACCATATAATGTAAACTTTGAGTTAGCAATTCTTGCCAAGAATCAGGATGATTCACTTCAGATCCTTGAGCAAATTTTACCATTCTTCCAACCAAGTTTTAACATTACGATGAACTTGGTTCCTTCTCTGGGAGAGAAGAGAGACTATCCTATCACTCTAACTGATGTCGCTTATGATGATCAGTATGAAGGTGATTATGATACTCGTAGAACTTTGATTTACACTTTGCAATTTATTGCAAAAACCTATCTTTACGGTCCTGTATTGGACAAGTCAGGAGAGGTTATCAAGAAGTCTATCGTGGACTACTCAACAGACAGTGCTCGTACTGCTCCAAGAGAAGTCAGATATACTGCTACACCTAGATCACTTGAGGATCGAACAGGTGCTGCTGTGACTACACTCTCTAATAGTATAGATCTTAACGATGGAATCTTCGAGGTTGCATCAGTAGCAGATCTAGCAGTTGGAGACGAGTTCCAAGTCGATACCGAGGTTATGCACATCACTCGTATAGTAGGTACTACATTACACGTTAGTCGTGGATATAATCAGAGTACTATTGCTACACATACAGGTGGTGCAGGATTACTTAAGATCGATGCTGCAGACAATGTTCTTGTAGAATCAGATGATAACTTTGGTTTTAATGAATTGTATTCGGAGTTTACCGATGGAAAATCAAGAAACCCAACCACAGGATCCGATGAATAAATTTGATGGGATCGAAGATGCTCTAGATGTAGATACATCTATCGTCCCAAAAGAAGAAGTAAAACCTGTTACCAAGACAGATACTTCTCAACAT